GCCTATAATTGTGCTCGCATATGGGGTGTGGTCGAACGATCCGAGTGCTATGGACAAGATAAATATTTTCTTCGAGCATTTCTCGAATCTGCCAAAATGGTTCACCAATTTGTGGATTTTGGTGGTCGCAAGCGTATTTGGAATAAAGGGAACACAAATATTCCGTAATGGAGGGAAGAAAAAATGAAAGAATTAGTTAATAGAATTTTTGGTGTGAAATGTGGTACATGTTCTCATAGAAAAGGTGGATTCTTTAAAAGAAAATGTGTATGTATGAAGGAAGAACAATGGGTATAGAAAAACAAAAAGAATTAACTGATGGCAAAGGGTGGAAAAAAGTTATTGTTGAAACCCATAAAGGATTAATGGATAAGTATAAAAGCAAAGCTAAAAACATATGGGGCGGCGTTAAAGTCGTTACTGAAAAATTAAAAGGTAAAAAATAATGCCAGAATTTTTTAGAAGTACAGCAAAGAAACCGGGAGCTACTAAAGTTCGTAAAGGATATAAAAGTGGTGGGAACGGTGATGATAAATGGATTCAGAAAGCAACCAAGGGTATGAGAACTGACAAACCTTGCACAGGCAAAAAGTTTGGAAGTAAGACATGTCCTCCAGGTTCTAAAAGATACAATCTAGCTAAAACATTTAGGAAAATGGCTAAAGCTGCAGACGGTGGTCGAATTGGTAAAGCCAATGGCGGCCTGAGTCATGTCTCTGGTTACAGACCCGTTCTAGGAAATAACAGATTTGGTTATCCTAGCGGAGGAGTTCCTGTAAGAAGTTTTAAAGGTGGAGGAGCAGCGCTTAGAGGATTAGGCAGAGCTTTCACAAAAAAATAATGGACGGCGTAAATTTAATTTACAAACTCAAAAAACAAGTTGAAGAAACACAAAAAAATGTGCAAACCTACGTATTAAATGGGCAAGTTGACAATTACGAAAAATACCAATATATGGTAGGACAGCTTCGTGCTTACGAAGCAATTTTACAGGAAATCTCTACCCTGCTGACCAATAAGGAGCCAGAAGAAAATGAAAACACAGGAACAGTCATCGATATCTCAAGTAAAACCAAAACTTGAAATTCCTAAAACAGAATTAGTCGGCGTTAAAAAAACAAAAGAAGTCACGCACGAAACTCAAAAATTACCTCAACCCACAGGTTGGAGAATATTAATTTTACCTTTTAAGATGAAGGAAAAAACAAAAGGTGGAATTTTCATGGGACAAGATACATTGGAACGACAACAAGTTGCTTCTCAATGTGGAAATGTTCTAGCGGTAGGACCGTATGCCTATAAGGATAAAGATAGATTTCCTAATGGGCCATGGTGTAAAGTAGGAGACTGGATAATGTTTGCACGTTATGCAGGATCTAGAATAAAAATAGAAGGTGGCGAAGTTCGTCTACTAAATGACGATGAAGTTTTAGCAACCATCAAGAATCCAGAGGATATCTTGCATGAATATTAACCATAGGGAGGAACTATGCCAAACGTCGAAAAAGAAACAGAAAAAGATAAAATAATAGACTTGCCATCAGATGGACCTGGTGCGGAAGTTACTTTACCTGAAGAGCCGGTTAAAGAAGGAACACAAGATGTAGCTGTTCCTGAAGTTAAACCGGAAGGTGAAGTAGAAATAAAAGAAGAAGCACCTAAACAAGAAACAGAAACTAAAGAACTTATACAAGAAGCACCTAAAGAAGAAGCAAAAGAAAAAGAACTCGATGAGTATGGGGAAGGCGTTAAAAAAAGAATCGCTAAACTTACTAAACGTATGCGTGAATCTGAACGTCAAAGAGATGAAGCAACACGTTATGCTCGTACAGTTCTTGTAGAACAAAAAACTTTAAAAGATCGATTGTCTAAATTAGATACAGGATATGTATCTGAAATGGAAAGTCGAATCACTTCAGGTCTTGAAGCAGCTAAAGGAAAATTAACGACTGCTAGAGAAGCTGGAAACATAGCTGATGAAGTTGATGCACAAAAAGAAATTGCTAAACTAGGCTATGAAGAAGCACGATTGGCTGAAATGAAGATTAATCAAGAAGCCAAAAAACCTAAAGAAGAGAAGCGTGAATTAAATCAACCAACAAATATTCAACAAGAACAGCCTCAACGACCAAAACCAGATGCGAGAGCAACTGAATGGGCAGAGAAAAACAAGTGGTTTGGCGCCGATAATGCCATGACCTATACAGCGTTTGATATGCACAGAAAATTGGTTGAAGAGGAAGGTTACGACCCTCAATCTGAGGATTATTATGGAGAATTAGATAGAAGAATAAAACTTGAATTCCCCCATAAATTTGGTAATGTAACAGAACAAACGACTAAACCTACACAAACTGTAGCATCAGCTACGCGAAACGTTAAAAGAGGTAGTGGTCGCAAAACTGTGAAACTCACATCATCACAAGTAGCAATTGCTAAAAAATTGAATGTGCCACTTGAAGAATATGCTAAACAATTAAACGTAATAGAGGAGTAATGCATATGAAAAAAACTAAAACTGAAACTAAAAAAGTTACAGAAGAAGTTAAAAAAGACCCTCGCGCGTCCGAGACACGGGAAGCTACAAAGCGACCTGTTGAATGGACACCACCCTCATCTTTAGATGCACCACCTGCGCCGGATGGATTTCGACATAGATGGATAAGAGCTGAAAGTTTGGGCTTTGATGACACTAAAAATATTGCTGGTAAATTAAGATCAGGATATGTTTTAGTTATGGCGTCAGAGTACAAAGACACAGGTTATCCAATTGTCCAAACTGGCAAACATAAGGGAGTGATCGGAGTTGGAGGTCTGTTGCTGGCCAGAATACCGAATGAGATCGCCGAAGCACGTCAAAAGTACTACGCTGATAAAGCTAAGGAACGTGATGATGCTGTCAAACACGATTTACTGAAGGAACAGCACCCGAGCATGCCTATCAGTTATGATAGCCGCTCTAGCAAATCTTTCGGTGGTAAGTAAGAGTTTTTTAACAAATACTAATCAACGAATTTAAATTAACCGTCACTGGAGGTCCCCATCGGGACAGGTGACACACGGAGGAAACAACTATGGCTAATCAAGATGCCGCGTTCGGTCTTAGACCATTAAAAACGCTTGGACAAGCTGATGATTCCACTGGAATGAGTTCACACAAAATAGAACCTGGCGATGCTAGTATCCTGTATCAAGGATCCATGGCAATCGGTAAAAATACTGGATATGTTGATATATCTGCTGCCGCTAGTACTACAAATGTGGGAGCGTTCTGGGGAACATTCTATATTGATCCAACAACTTTGAAACCTACGTTTAAAAACTATTATCCTGGCTCAGTTACACCACCTTCAAGTGGTGCAGTTGAAGCTTTTGTTTATGATAATCCACAACAATTGTTTGAAATTCAATCAGACAACACAGGTGCATCAGCTCAAACTGATGTTTTCATGTGTGCGGATTTAAATTCACCAACTACAGGTAGTACTACAAACGGGGTTTCCAGCATGGAATTAGGTGATAGCACGCTATCAGCTACTGCCGCTGTGTTGAAAATCATAGGCGTATCTCGTGATCCGGCAAATTCTGACTTAACAGCCGCTAATGTAAATTGGCGTGTGATGATTGATCAGCATTTGTTTGGACATAACTACGATGGAATTTAAGGAGAATAAATTATGGCAATATCAAGACAACAACTCGTAAAAGAGCTTGAGCCAGGTTTAAACGCCTTGTTCGGACTCGAGTATAAAAGATACGACCAGGAGCATAAAGAAATTTATGTTACTGAATCATCTGACAGAGCTTTTGAAGAAGAAGTAATGTTATCCGGCTTTGCTAACGCATATGTTAAACCTGAGGGTTCATCAGTTGCTTACGACAATGCTCAAGAAACATTTACTGCAAGATATACTAATGAAACAGTAGCTCTTGCATTCGCTTTAACTGAAGAAGCAATGGAAGATAACCTGTATGACAGACTATCGTCTCGTTATACAAAAGCGCTAGCAAGATCAATGGCAAATGCTAAACAGATCAAAGCTGCTAATCCACTAAATCAAGGGTTGCCAACAACTGACAACTTTGATTCTGGTGATGCAGTATCTTTGTTCAATACAGCACATCCAACGATCGCTGGAACTTTCTCAAACACACTAAGTACACAAGCAGACCTTAACGAAACATCGTTAGAGCAAGCATTGATCGACATTGCTGCACTGACTGATGAAAGAGGTCTTAAAATCGCAGCTAGAGGAATGAAAATGATCGTTCCTTCTGAAAATCAGTTTAATGCTGAAAGATTGTTAAAATCTCAAGGTAGAACTGGTACAGCTGATAATGATATCAATGCTCTTAAGAACATGGGAATGATCCCTGAAGGATACAGAGTAAATCACTATCTAACAGATACTGACTCTTGGTACATTAACACTGACGTGCCTAATGGTATGAAGTACTTTGAAAGATTACCTATCCAAACTAAAATGGAAGGCGATTTCTCAACAGGAAACGTAAGATACAAAGCTAGAGAAAGATACTCATTTGGAGTATCCGACCCTAGAGGTATTTACGGTGTTGAAGGTGCTTAATAATTAACAAACTAAGGGGCCGCCTCAAAACGGCCCCTTTTTAATTTATAAGGGTGAATATGAAAAAATTCAGAATTCAAATTAAAGCTTATGATTATGCTGCTGATTTTCAGATATCCGCAGACGATAATAGAGAAGCTATTGAGAAAGCGATACTTGACAAAATAGGACAAAAAGATGTAAAGTGGGAAAAAGATGGATTTAATAATTCATCTCGGAGAAAATGGATAACCTATGAGGAGGTTATAAATGACTCAAGACCTATACACTATAAAGAGGTCCTTGGAACTCGAGTGGCAACAGGAACACCTGAAGGAGGGCAGATATAATATTAATATGTCTTATATTGATAAAAAAATTCAGGAAATTGTTAAAGAGATTATTGCCAAAGAGTTTGAAGAAGCAACTCGTCTTGAACAAATTAAAGACGCCCAGGCCGAAGTTTCGATAGCCACTTAAGCGTTATCAAAAAATCAACTTTTTACTACAAGATACCTTGCGCCAAATTCAAATTTGGGCTATAGATCAATTACTATACAATTAATTAGAACGTAGACGCGTATAGTCGACGGCCTAGAGACTACGTTCATTAACTAGGAGGATTATAATTATGGCAAAAACAAACTTCGCTGGTCCGATAACGACTGGCAGATTTCAATCTAATGGTGCAACTCAAGTTAGAACAGCTCAGTTCTTACAGAACTCAGCTCAGTTTCCTATTGACTATGCCTATTTTGAAGCAACAACAGATGCTGATCGATTAGCGACAGCAGCGAATAACCCTATTGGAGCTCAAACGGTTACTCTTGAATCAGTAGCAGGAACAAATGTTTCTGGTCTGACTTTTGGTGGTGGTATTCCTGCAATGGTTTTCACGCTTACATCGACGGCTGATGAGAGAGCACTTACATTTAGTGTTACAGGAACAGACTGTAATGGATTTACGCAAACGGAAGATATTACAGGTCCAAACGCAACAACTGTAAGTTCTGCAAAAGGGTATAAAACAATTACTAACGTAGTTGCAGATGCAGTATTTGTAGGAGCGATTTCGATGGGGATTTTGATGACGGATAAAATTTCGTGGCCGCTAAGATCTTTATTTAATATTGTTCCAGGTTCTGCTGCAGGTGGAGCTGCGGAAACATCAACTTCTGCAAGCAAGAATTTGGCTAACAATATTGTTATTCCAAAACAATCTCGTTTGATAGAACTGAAAATGTTTAACTGGACAGCGTATGACACAGCAGGCTTAGATGTTGAATTTGGTTCCAATGTGTCACAAGCAGGTGGCTCTATGACTAACAGTTTTGATGATAACTATTTCACCACAACTGTTGACGCAAAAGCTACGGGACTTTTTTCTGTAGAAAATGCAACACTGCCTCAAGCAGTTGGTCTTGCACCGAGAATGTTTAACGTATCAAACGGTGATACAGCTGGTTATCCAACGGAAAAAATATTGGTAATGAGTGCAAAATCAGATGATACTATGTCAGCTGGTTACGGCGTTGTTACTGCAACTTGGTTACAGTTAAATAACGGTACTAACTAATATTCATAATTATAACGCTCCTTCGGGAGCGTTATAGAATAGGAGAAAATTATGGGAAATGTAACAAGTGTAAAAAGTAAGTTTTTTGGGGATGTCGATGCATTAGATGCTGACGGCCTTTCTACAGCGGCTAGTATCGGGAGTGCAACAACATTAACTCTCGGAGGAACCTTAACATCTGGAGGTAGTTATACGGCCGGCGATAATATTGGCCAACTCATCACTATCTTATCGGCTGGTGATGACAGTGGAATAACTTTCACCATAGTAGGAACCGATGCTGTTGGAGATGCACAAACTGAAGTAGTGACTGGAGCCAATGCTGGTACAGCAACCAGTAGTGGATATTTTAATACCGTCGCTTCAATTACAACTAGTGCAGCGTCAGCAGGAAATGTTTCAGCTGGTGTAACAGGAACAGGAACAGGTACAGTGTTTGCAGGCAGAACTAGAATTAGAGGACTGCAAGGTTTAGGTGGAGCTACTGCTGGAAATATTTTATTTAAAAATACATCTGTAACTGGAACAACTTTATTAACGATTCCAACGCAAGCAGCTGCTGAACAAATTGAACCATATATTCCAGACAATGGAGTTTTGTTTAAAGCAGGCGCGTATCTTAATGTTGGATCAGGTGTAGCGACGGGTACAACAGTATTCTACGACGGGTAAGGAGACTGTATGGCTAATACGACATCCGGAACAGCAACGTTCGGGAAAACGTTTGCAATTGATGATATCATTGAAGAAGCCTTTGAGAGATGTGGTATTAGAGGAGTCGCTGGTTACCAGTTAAAAACTGCCAGACGCTCTTTGAATATCATGTTTCAAGAGTGGGCGAACAGAGGTATTCATCTCTGGGAAATTGGAGATGGTTACTTAACGCTGGTCGCTTCTACCAATGAATATATTGGTTACCGTTCAAGTGCAGATGGAACTTCAACTTTATTAAATAGTGCAGGTGCCGCTTTATATGGTACCGATGATATTTTTGAAGCTTCTTATAGAAGCAGTGCAGGTACAACAAGTCAATCGGATAGTCCTTTAACAAAAATTTCAAGATCAACTTATTCTGCTTTATCAAATAAATTAGCTTTAGGACAACCTTCACAATATTGGGTTCAAAGATTTATAGATAAAGTTACCGTTACGTTATACACAACTCCAAGTTCAAGTCAGGCTGGAGATAGAATTCAATTTTATTACATGAGCAGAATCGAAGATGCAGGTGCTTATACCAATGCAGCTGATGTTCCTTATTATTATATTCCATGTATGTGTGCAGGTTTAGCTTATTATATTAGTATGAAATATGCACCAGACAGAACACAAAATTTAAAATTATTATACGAAGATGAAATATTAAGAGCGGAGGCAGCAGATGGTTCGGACAATAGCACTTATATTACTCCGAAAACATATTATCCATCCAGCGCATAATTATGACTGAAACATATAGTGGTTATAAAAAAGGAGAATTAAAACACGCGGGTCTATCCAAAAGTAGACTTGAAGAATTGAGTGCGCTGCATCCTGAATTAGCGTCAGAAATTGAAAAAATTATAGCAGCTATGAAATCTAAAGGTGGTCAAGTAGGCAAACCTCTAGGAGCAGGAGGAAAAGCTAAATAATGGCACGATTTGCACAAGGAAAATTTGCATTAGCAGTTTCAGATATTAGTGGACAATCATTTCCATGGAATGAAATGGTTACACAATGGAATGGATTGTTTGTACATTATTCTGAATTTGAATCTAAGCAACCTCAATTAGATCCAAAACCAAGCGCTGCAGATCCTACAGCTTTAACAAAATCAAGACCCCAACAACCTCCACCTGATGTTTTAAGATTTTTAGATTATAATGCTTTAACAACTTATGCTGCGGCATCGGGACTTATAAATGTATATTCAGTAGACCATCAAAGAACCTATGGAGCTACTGTAAGATTTAGAGGACCTCCTACGACTTCTCCTGGAACAGGGACGGCTGATACGGTAGGAGATGATGGTCCAGTTGCAGGCAGTCCTGTTCCTGGATTCGCGAATATTGCAAACATAGATGGAATAGCTGGAAGCACTATTTGTGGAGCTTCAGGATTTTCAATTGTTCCAGGAAAATATACAAGTGTGACTACGACATTAGCTGCAGCCATTACGGATACAACTACAACCAGTGGAATTACTTTAACAAGTTCAACGGATTTTAAAACAAGTGGACCTTTTGTTCCTACTATTAATAATCCTGTTGGAACTCCAACTAATGCTATTTTAGTTGGAACTGAGATTATTAGTTATACTGGAATTAGTTCAAATGTTTTAACAGGAGTTACTCGAGGAGCAAATGGTTCAACGGCTGCTACTCATTTAATTTTAGTAGCTGTACGAAATCTTGTAACCCCAGATAATTATTATTATTTTAATAGTGGGGGAACAGCAACTACTGGACAAATCAGTGGAGGCGGCTATAATACATCTTCAGGACCAGTAACATTAAAAACAATAGGACCACAATAATATGCCAGCAGGATTAACATACACTTTAGCAAATTTACAAACTGATATCAGAAACTATACCGAAGTAGGAAGTACGGTTTTTAGTGACGCGGTTTTAAGTAAATTTATTATAAATTCTGAAAATAGAATTTACCGTTCTTTTGATGCTGATTTAGAAAGATTCTACGCTACGTCTACATGTGTGATTGGAAATAGATATGTAACGATTCCCGCTGATTTAAGAGTTATTAGATATATTCAATTAACCAATGATGATGGCGATCAAGTTTATTTAGAACAAAGAGACCCTAGTTTTATGGCAGAATATTATTCGACCCCAAGTTCATCTTCAACCAGTATCCCTAAATATTATGCAAATTGGGATGAAAGTTATTGGGTTGTATCTCCTACGCCAGATACCGCTTATGCAATTACTTTAGCCTATAACAAAGAACCAGTAAGTTTAACCGATTCCTCTGTTAGTACGACTGGAACTTATATATCTAATAAATATCAAGATTTACTTTTATACGCGTGTCTGGTAAATGCATATGGATACTTGAAAGGACCAATGGATATGTTACAACACTATGACAAGCTTTATAAAGAAGCCCTAGAAACGTACGCGACTGAACAAATGGGTCGTAGACGCAGAAACGAATATCAAGATGGAGTTATTCGTCTTCCTATTAAATCTGAATCACCATCAACTTTTTAAGGAGATAAAAAAATATGGCAAACGTAATACCTTATGCATTTCGGGGAGAATTATTAACCGGGACACATAATTTTGCTTCTGGAGGAGATAGTTTTAAATTAGCTTTATACACTTCTAATCCTTACAACACATCAAGTACTGTTTATAACGCAACCAATGAAGTAAGTTCTTCTGGAACGGGTTATACCACAACTGGAAATACTTTAACTGGTAATGCAGTGGCTTATTCAACAGCCGTTGCATCTTGTGATTTTGCAGATACTGAATGGACATCAGCTACTCTTACAGCAGCTTTTGGAGCAATTTATAATGACGATCAAGGCGATAAATTATGTGTGGTGTTAGATTTTGACGGAAGTAAAACTGCTACGAATGGTACATTTAAAATTACATTCCCATCAGTATCAACACCCGCGGATGCAATTATAAGCATGGCTTAAGGAGATAAGTTAAAAAATGGCTTTAGTAGTAAATGACAGAGTAAAAGAAACTAGTACAACAACTGGAACAGGTACTTTTGATTTAGCAGGTGCCGCAACAGGGTTTCAAACTTTTGTTGCAGGGGTTGGTGATACTAATACAACTTACTATGCAATATTTAATCAAGGAACAACTGAATGGGAAGTTGGTCTTGGAACAGTAACAGATGCAGCTACTGATACTCTTGCAAGAACTACCGTTATCTCAAGTTCGAATTCAGGTTCCGCTGTAGATTTTGCAGCGGGTACGAAAGATGTATTCTGTACCCTCCCCGCAAGTAAAGCTGTTTTTGGTAAACAAGAAGGAACAAACTTTTCAGACAGTTTAATAGTTGGTCATTCAACTACAGGAAGTTTAACTGCCGCTACAGCTAATACCTTTGTTGGAATTGACGCTGGAGAAGATATTTCTCAAGGCGATCAGAATACTTCAGTAGGTCAGGCTGCTCTGGGAAACATAACAACTGGCGGATATAATACTGCTATTGGTCAAGGTGCAGTATCAACAGTAACAACTCAAAATTACAACGTAGGTATAGGTAGAGGTGCATTAAATTCAGTAGAGGCTGATTATAATCTAGGTCTTGGAAATAATGCAGGAGATAATATTACTACAGGCTCTGGAAATGTAATTATTGGACATTATGTTGATCCATCATCTGCAACAGCAGATCATCAATTTAAAATTGGCGGTAATAATGGTTCATCAACAGTTACTTGGCTAGAAGGAGATAGTGCTGGAAAACTTGTAGCAACAGCTGGAGATGTTGTTACTGGAAAAGTTGGAGGAACAGATTTTACAGATAGTATATTAGTAGGTCATAACACAACAGGAACTTTAAATGCGGCTACAAAAAATGTTGGGGTTGGTCTTACAGCTTTAGATGCACTTACTGCTGGCGATAATAATGTTGCCGTTGGTTGGAACGCTGGTACATCCATAGATGATGGGAATGGTAATGTGCATATCGGTCGTAACAGTGGTCTTGTTAATGAAGGAGGTCAGAACAACACATCAATAGGTATTAGTTCTTTTTATTTTGGTACAGATAGTGACAGTAATGTAGCAATTGGAAATCAAGCTCTCTTTGGTGCCTCTGGTCAAAATCATGATGACTGTATCGCTATAGGTCAAGATTCTTTAGTTGCTGTTTCTTCTGGTGATAATAACATAGGCATAGGTTATCAAGCTGGAAATAATATTACATCAGGTTCTGGAAACGTAGTTATTGGAAATGCTGATGTTGCAAGTGCAACAGGTGATGATCAACTTTCAATTAGTGATAATGTAGATGGATCAGTTCTTTGGATAACAGGAGATAGTTCTGGAACCGTATCAGCTAATGGTGGTGAATTAACAACAACAGGAAAAGCCTTTGTAATGGGGTTTTAAATATGATATTTAAGAGAAAAACATGGCAACAGAATTAAAAACAGATATAATCAGCACAGCTACTCGTAATCAATTAGACATTGAAGTAGCAGAAGAACAGATGATTGTAATAGATGCTGATGGCAACGTACAGGTAGCCACAGCATGGAATCCAAGTCTATCAACGACTGGCAAAGCATTTATAATGGGATTTTAATAGGAGAAAAACATGGCAAGTGAACTAATGAAAGTAAAGTTGGTAGCTGGAGTAACAAATTCTGAAAATGATATACTTACGGTAGCAAGTGGACACACTTATACTGTATTGAATCTTTCTATTTGTGAAACTGCTGGAGCGGCTGAAACTTTCGATCTTTATATTCGAGATGACGCTGGTGCTAATGATTATGAAATTTATTCTGATCAAGCTTTAGCTGCGAATGCCACTTTTGAACACACTACTAGGATTGTGCTTGAAGCAACCGACGTGCTTTCAGCTAAATTAGCGAGTGCTGGAAATGTGGATGTTGTTATTAGTTATTTAGATCAAACATTGTAGGAATATTTATGAGTGGACCCATAAGCGATAACATCTATAGAGCTTCGGGAGTTGTTTCGGCTGCTGTAAGCGGAATTGATTGGATTACAACACCTAAAACAGGAGATTTTACAGGTGAAGGTGGAAAAGGATATTTTGTAGACACTTCAAGTGGAGCTGTAACTGCAACTCTTCCGGCTTCTCCTAGTGCAGGAGATAAAATGGCAGTAGTGGATTATACCAATACTGCTGCAACCAATAATATTACAATAGGAAGAAATAGCCAACCTATCTATGGAGCTACTTCTAATGCCATTATGTCTACTAATGGTACAGCTGTAACTTTCCTTTATGTAGATGCTACAGAAGGATGGAAAGCAATTAGTACAGGAGATGAAACCACAGCCGTAGGCCCCGATTATATGCTTGCGACAGGTGGTACTATTACAGAAAATGGAAATTTTAAAGTTCATACTTTTACCTCGGATGGAACCTTTGAAGTAACAGATGCAGGAGGAGCTAGTGGTTCTAACTCAGTAGCATGGGTACTTGTAGCTGGCGGAGGAGGTTCTGGTGGGATGTCTGCTGGAGTA